TGATGCACATTTACAGTGTTGAGGAAAGTAATACGGCTACTACTAAGCATGTCACGACCGTTAACTTTACTAATTTGTGCCTATTTACGTTGGCTCATCATTATCCGGTTGCAATGGCTGATTCAGATACAGCTATCAAGGCTGCTTTTACAAATGTGTTTAGTGATACCGGATGGGCGCTCAAATTTAACACAACCAATGCAATGACTCCGCATATCTCAATTGATGGAAAGACTAAAGCGTCAACACTATTACAAACGCTATTACAGACCTATAACGTGGAAGTCGATTGCTACGTTGAGATTGACTCACAAGGTAACGTTCAATCGAAAATTTGTGAAATTGTCGATCAGTTGAATGCCGATAAGGTTTATAACGAAGCAATCTTCGGCAAAAATATTACTAGTATTAAACGGACAACCGTATCAACGCCCGTGACTAAGCTGATTCCTTATGGGCTTAACGGTAGCACGATTGCATCGGTCAATGATGGTAAGCCCTATATCGTTGATGATGAGGCTAATCAGAAATATAATCCTGATTGGCAAAGTGGACTGTATTACGAGGGTATTATTACTGCTAATACCATTGACCATGCGGCTGGTTTGAAGTCGTGGGCTGAACAGATGTTACAACTTTTCAATCATCCTAGGACGTATTATGAGGTTAATGTGACGCCAACTTTTAACCCACCACTAGGTGCTACCATTCGCTTTAAGGATGACCAAATCACGCCAGTCCTAGATGCCAGTGGTCGGGTAATCCAACGAACAGTTTCTTTTGCCAATCCATATGGTAATACCGTTGGCTTTGGTGAATACGTCACGGTGCCAGTTGCCACTCCGGCTTGGTTGCAAGGATATCAAAGTGCCATTAGTAGTGCCCTTGAAAAAGCAAGGGAGGACGCCAGCTCGGTTAAACCGGTTGCGTTAACCCCTGACGGCAATAACTTCACTGATACCACCCAGACTAAGCGGTTAATCTTACAAGTTTGGGAAGGCAACACTAATATTTCAGCCTATATTGATAACAAGGGTTTTATTTGGCATCGTTATAATATTGATGGCACCCTTGATACTAGTTTTAATCAAACTGGATATTTATTACAAGCAGCATATAATTCCGTTGGCACGCTACACGGAACTATTGAGACTAATTACATTCAAGATGAACCAGAGATTAAGTTACAAACTAGTGCTATTCGTAATTTAGGTAGTTTTGCCCAAAACGACAGTACACTAGGAATAACTAACGCAGCACAATATATGTGTCCTTTGAGCAACGGTCAGTATATAACTAGCCGATCAAATGCAAATAACGATGTTATGTTTGTCTTACATGACACTAATTTTAAGCCAATTAGTAAGATGGTTGTTTCACAAGGTGGACATGGAGCTAGTTTTTCAATTGAAGAAGTAAATGGGGCTGTTTATATTTGGTACGCAATTAAGTCTAATTCAAACGTTGACGAATTTGCAATTAGTCGCATACCATACCTTGCTAACGTGACCCTAAGCAATGACGATAAACGTATTACACGTTTTTGCACCGTCAATCGTTATATAAGAATCAATGTCGATTTCAAACATGGGTATGTATTGTGTAGCTACTTACATGGTAAGCAGAATGTGCTACGACTCGATGAGGTAAAACAAGGTAATTATAATGTGCTATATAGTTTTGATGCTACCAACTATGGGTTTGACCCGAACCGACAAACCTACCAATCACAAGGCATTGACTTTCCGTATGTGTACTTTCAATCGGGTGATTACAACATGAAAGACCCTCGTATGGTGTACGCAGTTAATGTTATTCATGGTGGTCAAGAATTTTCCTCTAACTACTTATCGGATATGGATTTAGGGTTAACCGATGATGTTATTGAGCCTGAAACGTGTAACATTATCTATAGCCAAACTAACCAGCCAGAGCTATTGGTTACCTTCAACTGTGGTTCTATAGAACGTGCCTTTGTAATACCAATTAAAGAACGTTTGCCAATAATTGAGAAGGGAGGTGAATAAAATGGCAGAATCTAACCCAACTCAGGTCATTCTAACAGATGATGGTATTAAGATTATCAAGGCTCAAAATACAGCTGATAATGCCGCTAGTGGGATTACTAATTTAAATGACCCCAACTTAATGAGTGTCATTGAAAAACAGACGCAGGCCGCACAATATGCCGGATTAACTAGCCAGTACAATGTGATTTTAAAGCGAGCTAAAGATGCCAGTATCAGTACGACTGATTTAACCACGGCCTATACTAATCTGAACACCTTTATGACGGCTATATTAACGGATACTACTAAGGCTAGCGACGTTGACCGGAACAGTTATAAGAGCCTAACAGACGCTTATAATACGGCTCTAAGCAATGTACAGACTGCTTTAAGCAATAACTTTAACACTGATATTAGTAACATGCAGTCTAGTGTATCGACAGCTAGTCAAGCGGCTTCTAGTGCCGCTATAGTAGCTTCGCAGGCAGCTACAACTGGGAACAGTGCCAGTCAGACCGCTTCACAAGCTTATAGCGTGGCGAAAGCAGCTCAAAGTGCTGGTAGTAATGCGACTATTGTCGCTAACAATGCTAGCCAGGCTGCTTCAAGTGCCGTACTAGCTGGTAGTCAAGCAGCAGTGAGTGCCAGTCAAGCAAGTGCTGATTATAAGACATTAAGTACAGGTGTTAATGACGGATCAGTAGTCCATATCACAACAAAAACGGTTATTGATAAAGGAATCATCGGTACGGCTGAGATAGCCAATGGTGCAATCACCAACGCTCAGATTGGTAATGCCGCTGTAAATAGTGCTAAGATTGCTAACCTAGCTGTAGGAACCGCCCAGATAGGCAATGGTGCAATTACTAATGCCAAGATAGGGTCATTAGCTGTAGGTACAGCACAGATAGCTAATGCAGCTATTACAGATGAAAAAGTTGGTAATGTTAGTGCCAATAAAATAACAGTTGGTACGATTGACTTTAATACGATTATTGGTAAAAATATCAACGCATCAAACATCACCACCGGAACAATGAGCACTGACCGATTAAATGTTGGAAAACTATCAGCTTTAAGTGCCAATTTAGGTGACGTTACCACTGGTTCACTTAAAGGTGTCGACATTGTTGCTAACTCATTTAGCACGCCTAATGGTTCATTTACAACTGATTCAAACGGTGCTGTTGTAGCTAGCAATTTAACAATCAGAGGCGTTACTAACCTAGTTTATAATGCAGCATTATTAGGTGATTCTGGCACATATCCAAATACCAAAGTTCCCGGTTGGAATTTATTCACTAAAGGATACTATTCAAATGCTACTTTGCATGACGGTGTTCCTTCGATTGGATTTAACTCTTCAACTGGTTCTGGGAATTGGGTAACATTTGCACAATCTAAGTTATACCCATTAAATGGGTTAACTGGTCAGCCTTATAGCGCATCAGTTTGGTTCGTTGACGATGGCAGTGAAGCTGCCATGAAGTATCAATTTACACTGGCCTTCTTTGATGCCAACGGTAACCGATTGGCTAGTGGATATGCTGGTAACACGTGGAATGGTAATCCAACTTCACAAGGTTGGGCATACAAGACAATTAACAATATCATTTCACCAAGTACAGCTGTCTATGTTGCTATCCAATATTGGGCATACAACGGTACTGGTCATGCTCTATTTAGTTCACCTATGCTAACTCAAACTGCTCAATCAACAGGGTACCAGCCAGACACAGGTAATGTTGTCAGTGCTGGCGAAATAGATGGCTCAGTTATTAATGGTTCAACCATTAATGGGACAACTATTAATACCCCTAATCTAAATCTGGGAGATAACGGCCAAATTATTGGTGATTACAGCGTTAGTGATAGTACCGGATGGTTTCAACCGATTAATGGTACTGGTACATTACAAATTTCACATGGCTATATCCGATCAACGGCAAACATCCTCTACTATAACAAACTATTACAAGGAATCGGCGGTGATAAATGGGGACATTGGGCAAGCTCAACGCAGTTTGTTCCTGCCCCTAACCAGGCTTATCCAGATACTGGTAATATAGCCGAATCGACTTTTACACCGGCATTTCTAAAGCTTGATATCTTTAGCGCTGATAAGTCCAAAGTTGTCTCTCGTACTTATATTGATGGCACCGGTTTTTACGTCAATGACGGTGGAACGCAAGCAGTTTCAGCAATGCTTTCGGATTATGAACTCTTGTCAAGTGGTATGGCATATCTTAATGGCGGTATTCAAATGAAACAGGGAGCATCATTTACATTTGGCAATTTAGCTATGACCGGGTATCACACAATCGCCATGCTTGATGGTAATGCACTGTTTTTTACAGACAAAGCAGGCGGTGGTGGTAATCCAATTGAAATTGTAGCCAAGACGTTTACCAAATCGTCACGATTGAGTATCAAACACGATATCACGCCATTAAGCACCGCTGAATCGTCACGCTTGCTTAATGCTATTGATGTAGAAAAGTTCCGGTATACTAATGATAGCGCCACGTTCAAGTATCAGTATGGTGGCGTGATTGATGACGTTAATAGCCTTGGTAACAAGCAGTATAGTATGCCACACGAACTACTTAGTGAAGATGGTACTGGAATTAACTTAGACAGCTTAACCGGCGTTCTTATCAAGCGAGTACAAGATCAAGATAAAATGATTGGCGAATTAAGCATGAGATTAACTAGACTGGAGATGGAAAAATGAATGAAATAAGTATTACTTATGTGACACCCAATGGCGACAACTCAACCACTAGAATCGAGTTTACTGCTAAATTTCAAGGCACCAACGATAACGTTTCTGGCAGTATCAATGTGAACAATGATGACATTACCAACGCTTATCATGAGGCGACAGCTAGTGACCCATATGCTGGGCATAGGGCTTTAGTCGCCAGTAAATTAGCAGACGAATTTAAACAAGCAGCTAACAAATAGGAGGCTTAAATTATGAATATTGATGCACAAGCTTTGATTAACAAACTGACGAGTAACTATGCCCAAACGATTGCCCTAAAAGACCAGCAATTAGCAATGGCTCAAGTTCAAATTGACCAGCTTAATGCCAAGTTGGACGAGAAGGAGGCACCTAAAGATGGCGAAAACGCTTAGTTTTACCGATACTTCACCACAAACGGTTAAAATTGGCGATACTACCACTAGCTTTACATTAATTTGTGGCAATGATAATGTGGCCACGGATTTAACTAACGCCACTTCAATTACCGTAAAATTGGGTAATGACAGTGGTTATCTTAAATCAGCTACAGTTGATTCAGCTAGCTTAACAGACCCAGCGACTGGTCAGAT